AATACCCAGACCTGTGCTGGTCAGGCGCATTTGTTCGGCGTTTGATGTGCCAAACACCATTGGCACTGCGGCTTGGTCGCTCCATACTTCAAAGGCGTCCGAGCGAACTTGCAAGTAGCCAGTCCGTGTAGCAGCAGCGTTACCAAAGCGAAGCAATGCGTTTGCGTTATTTACGCTGTACCCGACTCCGGTGTTTGTCACCACAGAGCCATCAAACGTCAGCGCAGACCCAGTGGTCAGGACTTTAGAGCCGTTGAGGTAGGCCACGCCGTTGGCTGTGCCGCCGGAGAGGGTGACGGCACCAGAGATTGCAGCAGTGCCAACTACGTCCAGCTTTGATCCCGGCGTACTCGTACCAATACCAAGATTCCCGGATGCGTCGATGCGCATGGACTCTACGCCGCCTTCAGTAAAAGCAATCGTGTCAGCCGCAGGGAAGAAGATGCCGGTGTTTGTGTCGCCGTCATTTGTGATTGATGGCGCCCCGACTGCGCCATCAGCGAACTCGACTACAGTGGCAGAGCCTGTAACAGACAAAGTTCCTGCAACGCTCAAAGTCTTGCCGGCACCGACATTCAGGCCGACGCTGGTGCCAGTACCCGCAGCCGCGAAGACTGCATCAACGCTATCAAGATCGGTGTTGATCTTGGTCCCCCAGGTGTCCGTTGAGGCACCGACCTCGGGCTTAGTCAGGAGCAGGTTTGTCGTCGTGGTATCGGCCATGTTTCACCTCATGCGGCAATTTGCCATGTTTCGGAGTTTTCAGAAATCGGAGTCCAAGTCTCGGGAGTGTCGCTCTGCGCGTCCCAGCTTGTCGATGCATCAGAAACCGCAGTCCAGACCTCTGATGTGTCTGGGATGCTTGTCCATGTTTCCGGCGTGTCGGATTCTGGAGTCCATTTTAGGACAGCATCCACACTCATACCAGAGGCAGCATCAATCGCAGTCAAACCAAACTGCACCCTCGTAGCAGAGATCGACACGCTTGACTGAGCCGCAATCAGGACAGACTGATTCACCACCACGCTGGTGCTGACCGTCATTTCGGCCCATGCGTCAATGACGATGTTTATCAGCGGCACCCTGACGGCGTTGACCGTCATCGCGCTCTCATCATTGGCCGCGAATGAGCCTATTGCGTACCGTAGCGCGGCAACGCTGACCGAAGATGAGCTGGCCGCTGTGAATGCGCCTATGGCATAGCGCACCGCATCAATGCTGACAGATGACGCGCTGGCCGATGTGAATGCTCCGATCGCTACGCGCTGCGCGTCAGCAGAGACAGAGGATGACGCGGAGACGCTAAAAGATGCGTCCTTGATGACATTGGCCGCGACTTCAACCGTAGATGAGGCTGCGCTTGTGAATGCGCCTATCGCGTACCTGACGGCTGAGATAGCCGTCGTCGAGGAAGCCGAGACAGTTACGGATGCAAGCGATACCCCGTAGGAGTAATTGCCCTGACCATATGGCCCTGAGCCGTAAGCTGCCATGATTCGTTACGTCAAAGTTACGTCCAGATCGCCAGCAGGGATACGCAGCACATCGCCATTGTTGATGGTGCGCGAGGTTGTCAGTGCCGCCCACGCCAGCATATTGCCGCCAGTAGAAGCATCAAAGATCGCAGCCCATCCGATCGTGCCCCAGTTCCCGCCAGAGGCAGCAGCGAACTCGATGGCAGCAGAGTTTGTCGCGGTCGTGGGAGATGTTCCAGAGACAGTGATCGTCCCGGTTGCGGTGCGCGCATAACCGTTGCCGCTGACCTCGGTGCCGCCACCAGTGTCGCTCGGCGCAGCGGTGAACAGACCAACATACCAAGCTGTTGGCCGGGTTGCGGTGCCAGTTGTCAGCAAAAAGGTCAGTACCAGATTTTCTGTGTAGTCGGTGAACGATGACATTTAATGCACTCCTTATCCAAAAGTCCTGGCCCGCATCAGGATCGAGCCGCCAGATGTTGCGCCGCGATCATCGGCAATTTGAAGCTCTGAAAGCCCGTTCTGATACAGCGATGCCCATACAGTGATTCTGGCATCATCCTTCAAATAAGGCGAGGCTTGTAGCAGAGCGCCGTAAAGGTAAACGTCAGGCGCTTGAGTCAAAAGCCAGTTTGTTGCAACGCTGCTTGATAGCTTGGTCAACTTAGCGTAGTAGGTCAGCTCTGCCGTGTAGGTTGAGTCCGGCACAGGCAGCACGCGGATCTGTCCTCCGACAATGCTGAAGTACTGCGGCTTGCCAGCCGCGATGTACGCCGTCGCCTTGAGCTGGTCCATCGAGTCAATCGACTCAAAGGCCAGCGCCGTCACAGGCGATGTGTTGAGCTTGATCGACTTCGTTTCAAGGAAGTCAGAAGGGACCGCGCTGTACTCACTGTCGATTGATGCAGTGGCTCGCACAATCATCTGCCGGGTGCGCAGCGTCCTCTCAATCTGCGCCTCTGCCAGCGAAATGAAGTCAGGCACCACAGCCGTCAAGTCGGTGCGATTTAGCCAGTCGGCCACCGAAGCCTTAAGCTCGGTGTAGGTCGTCAAAGCCATCAGGTCACCTTCTCTTTCTCTAGGTCTTTAATAGCCCAGGTGTGGTCATGCTTGAACTCAAACATCCCGATGTGGCCGATCTCTTTGGACACATCTTGGTCAATCCAGATTTTAAATCCAGCATCGCGTGCTTTGCGACAGAAGAACACATCCTCGCCAATGTAGCCGCGCTTATCGTGCCGCCAGGGCGTTTCGTACCAAGGTTCGGCCAATGCCTTAAAGACATTTGCCTTAATCATCATCACGCCCATGCCGACAGAATGCACTTCCTTCAGGCCGGTGTCATCTGGCATTGTCCAGATCAGCTCGCGCTCTCCGTCAGGCTTATAGATCTGAGCAGTCGGCCCAGTTGGCATACGCCTGCGAGCGCAGTTCGTCGCCACGATGTCCAGATCGTGAGCCAATAGCCGCGAGATCATGTCCTGCGGGAAACGCATATCGGAGTCAATGAAGAGGACGTGAGAACATCCCTCGCGCATGGCATCAAGGCTCAACTCGGCCCGCTGGTTGGCGATCAGTGTGCCCTCGCTGATCTTGAGCGATACAGCGTCGTTTGTGTTGAGGGTGTGATAACACACCATGTTGACCAGATCGTAGGTGAACATGGTATGCACCATGTCACGCGCCGGCGTGCAGACCGCGATGTAGTTGGTCTTCATACTTGGCCCGGCCTCACGCGGAAGTGGCGATTTTGGGGGTCGTTGAGCCAGCGTTTCATGTACGCTTCATCGTCGAGCTTGCCCTCGGCCTTCAATTGGTAGTAAACGCTCAGAGGAATAGACGCCACGCGGGACCACTCGCCCCATCGTGCGCGCTCATCAACCTGATTGAACTCGTCCTTGTTCTCCTCGATGATGGCCGTCACATCCTGCTGGGTCTGGATGGTCGCCTCATCTTTTTCTGCGTCGTAGTGCCATGTGCGCGTGATCCCAAGCTCAGGGTTCACATCAAATAGTTTTTTGTCTGTCATGTTAAAAGGGACCGGATTTCTCCGGCCCCTTCCCTTCAATTACGAAGTCACAAGGTCTGCTGCCAGACCGTGCGCGTTTTCTGCGAGAACCTTCAGACCCCACTCGACGATCAGCATACGCTTCTCAGCGTCGCCGGTCTTAGCGAGTTCAACCTGCTGGTACGGACGCAGCACAACCATCTTCGCGTAATCGGGGTCCAAGACCCAAGCATCACGCTCGCGCTGGAAGCGATTGGGGACAACTTGCACGTTGCCGAAGTCCGACACATAGATGTCAGCCGCACCGATGATGGTGGCAGGACGCGCACCGCCGTCGATGTTGAACCGCGAAGAAGCGATGCCAGCAAAGCCGGACACGCGCTGCTTGTTGATCGGGCCAGTCATCAGGATCTTCGGATTGCCACCCTGGGTCCACACCTTCTGAATCACATTCTTGAGAATGGTTTCAGTGAAGGTGCGCACGGTCCCGTCAGTACGTCCCAGCGTAGGCAGAGTCGTATAGGTCGGGTTAACGCCGTTTGTGGTGTCATAGTCCACGTTGGTCTTGACGAAGGCGCCAAGAGAAGCGGTCGTGCGAGCTGCGGTGGTGCTGCCGCTGGTGGTGCCAGCGTTGTTCAGCATCGCAAACTCTTGGTCACGCTTCAACTCAGAAGACCGCTTGGCGATCTGATAGGCCACCTCAGAGCGACGGCCCGCCTTGTTCACAACCTCTTCGGTCTGCGACAAGATGATGGTCTTACGCGAGATCTGCGCATAGTTCTGCAAACGCACGGTTGCAGTGACAGAATCAAACGAAGTCACATCATCGCCCTCAAGCTGGGCGTTAGCAGCAGCAGCAGCCAGAGTGTCGGTCTGCCACTCATACAGAGTGTTGGACACATTCTCTTTGCCGATGTTGCTCATAAACGGAGTTTCCTCCGGCGCAATGTTCGTAATGACATTGCTCAGATCTTCACGGATACCCTTTGCAGAGTAGGTCGTAAAGGTATTGGTCACGATAGCCATGATTTCACCTCAACATAAGTTCAATTGCGGAAGCCGCGTCGTCGACGCGACCAGTTTTTGCAAGACGCTGTTTTGCGCGAACTGAGTCACTCATTTGAGATACACGACCTGCTGCACCAGGCTTGGCAGGCTTTGGTCCGTTGTTGGTCACCGGCTTGATGCCTTGGCGCTTTGCCTGCATCTGGTCATACAGCGCCGCCTTACGCAGCGCCAAGACCACCCGATGGTCGTAAATGTTTCCAAGCTCCTGCGTAGTAAAACCCATCTTTTGCCCAAACTCGATCAGCATAGCTTTCTCGGCCTTGGCCTTTGCGGGGTCTTTCCATGAAGGTACTGCCTCAAGCAGCGCCTGCGACTGTTTAGCCTTGTGGGCCTGTAGTTGCTTCATCTGCTCTTGCTGCGAGATCTCGGCCAGCCGCTGCTGTTCGGCCTGAATAGCAGCAGCCTTTTCCCGATTCTCACGCATTACCTCACGCTGCCGCACATACTCGATAGGATCTTCTCTGTAGAGTCGATCCCAATCGATCTGCGGTTCGGCAGCCGCCTTCACTTGCTCACTTAACGCACCCAACAATTGAGCGTATTGCTCGCGCTCGGCCCGAATCGCAGTCAACTCAGTCTCGGTCTGCTTGCGCATCTCCGCGACTTGCTGCGTCTTTCGGGTGTAGTCCTGAGTCCTTGAATAGCCCTTCTGGAGTTCGTCCAAAGTAACCTCGACCTCCTTGCCATCAACCTTGATGGTGAACGTCGAGGGCTTCTCTTCCTCCTGGGTGTCTTCATCAGACTCCGACTGTTCATCAGAAGATTCGTCCTCAAGCTCGTCTGCAACGCTTTCAGATTCATCCTCAGATGCCGCAACCACCTCCTCCTCGGATGGTGGTTCTTGCGTCTCGCTGCCGTCCTGTTGTCCCTCTTGAGGCAGTATTGCTGCGAGTGCTTGGACCGCTTGGTCCATATTTAGGGGGCCAGATGGCGCACTTGCCTGTGGCGTCGGTGCATTCATTGGTCAAATTCCTTCACTGTTTTTGTACACGCTCGATGGCGCGCTGCGCCACCTTGCCGTTATCAATCACCTTTGTAAGCTCAGTCTTCAAATTCTCAATCGCTCTGAGCATCGCCCAGCATTGCTCGCGCTTTGCCATCTCGTCTGCCCGCGTTGACTTGAACACCCAAAGCTGATCGTTCTCCAACTTCGTCAATGCAGCCACTAAAGTCTCGTCCTCCAGTACCTGCTGCGCCTTCCTTCCTTTCCTTACCGCTTCTTCATCACTCATTAAGCCATTCCATTAAGGTTGGTGGGTACAGGTACAGCCTGCGGCTGCGCCTGCGCTGCCTGCACCGCAGACTGCACCATTGCAGTCTGCTGACGCATTGCCTCACGGTCCAGATTCTGCATCGCCATCAGCTCGGCGTTGCTGATCTGGGTGCCATACTTTAATTCCAATTCGTATTTTTTCAATAGGTAATCCTGAGCCATCTGATCGCGCCTGAAATCGTCATCGCGCATCATCTGCTGGCGCTTGAGTTCCAACTCTGCCGCCTTCTTCTGAATGTCAGCCTGGATAGACTCGGCCTGCACCTGAGCCAGCACCTCCTCTGGAGTCGGCTTAGGCGGCGCCTGCGGCACCTGAAAGTCAGGCGGCAGCATCTGGAAATACTGCGAGGCATCCTTCATCCCAGACAACTCGACCACCTTTTGCAGCGTGCGCGTATACATCGCAGGCGTCACCACAGGATTGCCCATCCCGAACTGGGCAATCATCTGCTCCTGCTTCTGCAAGATCATCATCAAGGCTTGCAGCCGCTCATTCGTGTCGCCATTGCCCAGGCCAATATTGACCGCGACATCCATCGAGGCATCCCATGCCCGAGGATCAATCGCAACCCACTGATTGCGCAGGCGCACCATGCGAGGCTTATCCTGATGCGTCGTGAGCAGGAACAAGATGCCCTTAAAGAGCTTCTTCATGCCCTCGGCCATGATCCGCGCAGTCAGCTCAAGCCGCGACTGCGAGGCGCTAATCGTCGCCGCCACAGCAGCCTTCGTGCTCGACTGCAAGGCATCAGCATTCAATCCCATCGCGGCCTTGCTCATGCCGGTGCGGTCCTCTTTGACCTGATCCATGTACTCAAGCATTGAGTACCCAGCCTGGCCCACGAATGGCTGCGCCAAAGGCTGGACCATTCCGGGCGCGCGCATACGAATCACAGCACCCGTCTCATTGTTCAGCACATCGTCAATGTTGACCTGGCCCTCAACCACCGCAGTGCGCGGGTGGATCGACTGCGCCAGCGAGTCCAGCGTGTTGCGCAGCACCTGCGACTTGATCTCCTGGATGTCGTGCGTGATGTCGAAAACGCTCATCGCCTCAATGGGCGAAGTGTGCGGCTCAGGGTCAAACGGGAAATCGACAAACGGGATGTAAGACGCCGGCAGGTTGCGCACCATCTTGTAACCAGATCCCATGCAGCAGATCTTGCGCAGCTCTGGCAATCCGTCACCGTCATAGTCAACCCGCAGATACGCCTCGACGTACAGCAAAGCACGCTGCATAGGGTTCATCGAGTCATTGGCGCCAAGGCCCGTGGATAAGGGCTGGCGCGCCAGGTACTCGTCATTAGTCTCCAGATCAGTCGAGGAAAGGTTCGGCTCGATCTCCTCCAAGTCGTAACCCATCTCGATGAGCTTGCCCACCGTCAGCATCTGGCGGTGAGCAATGATCCCGGCATCCTCAAAGGAGCGAGCGCGGCGATCAATAATCAGCTCCTCTGGCGGCACCGCCATGATGCGAATGCGGCCATCCTTTTTGATGCGCTTGATCTGCACATCGTGCAGCATAGGAAGAGGCGGCGCCTCAACGCCAGCCATCGCAGCCTGCTGCTGCACCATCGCCACCTGCTCTGGCGAGATCGCGGGATCAGGGTAGGACATCACGATCGTGACCTGAGCATCCTCCTGCATCAAGACCTGCACCGTCTGGTCATCAAGACCAGAATACTCCTCGATCCTGACCTCCTCTGTCTCCTCCCACCAGTACTTCGCAATCCCGCATTTGCGCACCAGCGCATCCTTGAAGATCGCGTAGGACTGCATGAACCCATTGTTGTCAGCCGAAAACACAAAGTTCGCGTAGTCCGTCGCCTGCTGGGCATTGGATTCATCCTCCGGCCCGCGAGGTACATACTCAACCACGTTTTCGCTGGAGAAGAACACCTTCATCAGCGATGGCATCATGGCCGAAACCGTGTCGCGCACCTCCATCGCCACAACCTGCGAGCGGCCATCCTCCTCATTGCCGAACGGATCGCCTCGGTAATACTCAGTACCCTTGGCGCGGATAGGAGAAATGTCCGAGTCAATGTAGGACACCGCGTCCTGCAACTCGCCGTTAACGATAGCCTCCAGCTCGGCATCGTCCATCGGCTCGGGCGCCGCCATGTCAACATTGAGGGGGAGATCTGTCATGTTCATGATTTCACCATTTCACCTTATTAGCCCAGAAAGCCGCAGACATCTTGCCCTTAGCAATGTTCGCCGCATGACGCGCCTTAAACGCCTCGTTGCGCTTAGTGCCCTCCGGCGATCCGCTCACTCCCTGCTGGCCGAACCGAATTAACTTAACCTGCTCCCCAGATTTTGCCAGTACAGCATGACTCTTGGTAGGGTGGCTCGGCGTCTTCTTGGGTTTGTTGTACCCGCTAAAAGTCTCAGAACCACGCTTGATAGTCATTGCGCCACCCAAAACCACTTATCCGCATACTGCGGACGATTAGATCGAATCCAAGGAACAGATGCCAATGTCAGCGTCTGGCCGTCCATGCCAGTCGTGTCAGATCCAACATGATGGACATAGGACCGCGACAGGAAATGCTTGTACCCCTTGGCGCTCAAGTCCTGACAGTGAACATCGTCCGAGTACCAGTTCAATGGGGGAAACTTCGCCTGCCGCCATGCGGCGCGCGAGATGATCCCAAAGATGGGCGAGATCACCTCCATCGGCAAAATGCAAGACTCCCACGGATAACGGAAATACTCCATGCGCTCATCAAACGGATTGCTTCTCACATTTTGCATCGGCCTTGCCGCGTCGCACCTTGAGCAAACCCAGCCAACAAGATCGCCGTACTCATCCTCAATGGTCCTGTAATCCTCCACCAGCATCTCAACGCTCGTCGGTGTCAGGACAACATCATCATTCGCCACGATGGCGAAGTCATTGCCATCGGAGAACACCTCATCAATCACCTCGTTGTAGTCCTCACCGAAGCTGCGAGGCACACCACGAAGCTGCCGATATACGTCGCGGCGTGGAGCATCAATCGGGGTGCGCAAATACACCTTGTGCATCCACGCATACTCGCGGCAGCTAGCCAGCATCACCGGCAAGCACCGACCCTTCACGCTCGCAACAGCAATCCCAGCCCTCATTTCTTCTTGGCGCTCTTGGCCGAGAGTCGGAACGATTTGGCAGTAGGCGCGCCGGGCGAACCAGGCTTTCTCATCTTCTCGCCGCTGCCAGCCTTGATGCGCTCACGCTTGGCCGCGATGTTGGCATACAAACCTGCTGGTTTAGCTTTCATAGTCTTCGCCCTCCATCTGTGCGTTAGCCTTGCCCTTGTACTCTTCCTCTTCGCCTTCCTCGTACTCCTCGCCCTCTTCTTCGCCCTCTTCGTCCTCCTCCTTGGCGATCCACGCCGAGCAGGTACGCGAGGCGGCGCACTTGAAGTCAAAGATCTCGCAATACCCGAGATCGCCAGCCTTGATCGTCGCCCAAGGATCACCCTCCGGACCCAAGCCCTGCGCGATGCATTGGATCATCTCCGGCTGGCGATTAAACGCCGCGCAGTTGCCGCAGCGCGACATCTTCGCCTCGGCAGGAGTCACGTCCCACTGGCTCGCAATCTCGCGCCAGTAACCCGAGTTCGGGCGATTAGGGTTCTCGGGACCATAGTTCGCAGATTCAATCGCCTTGCCGCGATTTTTCAAATTGAGCGTAATGTCCTGCGTCGCCATCGGGCAGGACATTTCCTCGCCATATTTTTCCATCTCAGCCATCATTTGCCTCGCTTCATCGGTTTGCTCTTGCCGGCCTCGGACAAAGCAATGGCGATCGCCTGCTTAGGATTCTTCACAACCGGCCCCTTCTTAGAACCGCTGTGCAGCTTACCGGACTTGTACTCGCTGTATACTTTGCTAATCTTCTTTTCAGCCTTGGTCATCTTCATAGG